CAAAGCGGTCTGCCTTGGTACATCGTCAATCCGAACACTGAGAACTGGGGCTACTGCGAGCCAGAGGGCTTTAAGTTGCCGTATGTGGGGCGTGAGTTCTCTCACGGCGTGGTTGACTGCTACAGCCTTTGCCGAGACTGGTACAAGCGAGAATTTGAGCTTGAGTTGCGAGATTACCCACGTCGAGACAAGTGGTGGGAGCACGGCGAGAATCTGTATCTAGAAAACTTTGAGAAAGAAGGGTTCAGACAGATCCCGATTGCAGAGCTGCAGCGTGGTGATGCGTTGTTGATGCAACTGGTGTCTCCCGTGCCAAATCATGCAGCGATCTACCTGGGTGATCAGCAGGTCTTGCATCATGTGCAGGGCAGGCTGTCTAGCAGGGACGTTTTCGGGGGGTATTATTTGAAAAATGTGGCTTGCGCTCTAAGGCATGAAAGTCGTTAAGGTCTACGGCGCGTTGCGAGAGCAGTTAGGCCAAGGCCAGTTTGAGTTTGTAGCCGATACTCCTGTGCAGGCATTAAAAGCTTTGCTAGTAAATTTTCCTGGTTTGGAAAAGTGGTTGCTTAATAGTGAAAAACGAGGGGTTGCGTATCGGGTAACAGTTGGCAAGCAGTTTGTGCACAATGAAGATGTGTCGGCCCTGTTTTTGCCCTGGAGTGATCAAGAGGTTTTTTGCATTACCCCAGTGATCACAGGCGCGGGCCGTGGTGCTGGAATGATTTTGGCGGGTGTGGCGCTTGTCACGCTTGCAATTATCAACCCTGCTGTAGGTTTTGGCTTAGGGGGTGCGATGGGGTTTGGGGCGGCTGCAGGCGCAGGTCTTGGCGCGACACTGATTGCGGCTGGTGGAACACTTGGTCTGGCTTTGATCGTCGGCGGCATTGCTCAAATAATTTCGCCTGTGCCGAAACCACCAAGAGAAGCAACGCGGCTTGAGTCAAATAGCTTTAGCGCAATCCAGCAAACTGTGCGCCAAGGCGTGCCCGTGCCGATAGCCTATGGGCGGGTTTTTGTTGGATCGGCGGTTATCTCCGCTGGTCTCGACGTTGATCAGGTTTGAGCATGACTAGATCAAAGTACATTGCAGGCGCTGGCGGCGGTGGTGGCAAAGGTGGTGGCGGTGGTAGCAGCCCAACGGAAGCCGATGATTCGCTGCAGTCAAAACAGTTTGCAAACGCTCTTGACTTGATTAGTGAGGGTGAAATTGAAGGTCTAGACGACGGCAATAAGAGTATTTTCTTTGATGGCACGCCACTGCAGGCAGCAGACGGCTCGTACAATTTTGCCGATTACACAGTTGTTACGCGCACTGGAACGCAAGGACAGAATTATATTCCTGGCGTTTTTAGCAACATTGAGTCTGAAACATCGGTTGGGGTTGAGGTCACTAACGCCGCGCCAGTAATTAGGCAAATTACAGATGACGATGTTGACCGTGTTCGGGTAACAATTCAAATCCCTTCACTGCAAAAAATTGAAGATGACGGGGATATTGTTGGCACAAGTGTTAGCATCAGCATCCAAGTTCAATACAACGGCGGCGGCTACAACACCGTCAAAACTGACACGATTTCAGGTAAAAGTAGTGGCTCATACCAGCGAGACTACCTGCTGACATTAACCGGATCGTTTCCAGTAGACATCAAGGTTGTTCGTAACACCGCTGACAACGGCACAACAAAGCTAGCCAATACAACAAATTGGCAGAGCTTTACGTCAATTATTGATGCTAAGCTTGCTTACCCAAACAGCGCACTCGTTGGTCTGCGCCTCGGGTCTAATCAATTTCAAAGCATTCCTCAACGGAAGTATCTAATTCGTGGCATCAAGGTTGCAATTCCAAGCAACGCAACCGTAGACACCACAACACATCTGGGACGGATTACATATTCCGGCGTGTGGGATGGAACGTTTGCGGCAGCAACTTGGACAAATGATCCAGCCTGGTGCCTATGGGATCTGCTAACTAACGATAGGTATGGTGCTGGCATTCCTGAATCTTCGTTGGATCGCTATGACTTTTTTGCGATCAGCCAGTATTGCAACACTCTTGTTGATGACGGTAAGGGCGGGCAAGAGCCACGTTTCAGCTGCAACTTGCTGATTAACCAACGCAGAGAGGTTTACAACGTCATCCAAGAGATGAGCAGCATTTTCAGGGGCATTTCTTATTACGGCGCTGGTTCGTTGGTCTTGCTGCAGGACAAGCCTTCTGATGCTCAGTACACGCTTGGCCCAGCCAACGTTGTTGATGGCGTGTTTTCGTATTCTGGCTCGTCAGTTCGCAGCCGCCACACTTGCGCGACTGTTGCGTACCAAAACTATGACGACCTTGGTGAAGTGTCGTTTGAGTATGTCGAAGATGCTGACGGTGTTGCTAAGTACGGCGTCAACAACAAGGACATCAAAGCAGTCGGCTGTTATTCACAAGGGCAGGCCAACAGACTTGGCAAGTGGACGCTGCTAAGCGAGCAAGATCTCTACGAAACGTGCAACTTTGCCATCGGCATTGACTCAGGCATTGTTGTCAGGCCTGGCATGGTTGTGGACATTGCTGACCCGTTGCGCGGGGGATCGCGAAGGAATGGGCGTGTTTCATCAGCAACGACGCTCCAGATCACGATTGACAGCACCACTGAGCTGTCAGTCAATATGGACAAAAGCCCGACGATCTCAGTCGTCTTACCTAACGGTTTGGTTGAGACAAGGGGCATCAATAGCATCAGTGGTACGGCGGTGAATGTCAGCACTGCGTTCAGCCAAGCTCCAGCAGTTAACGCTCCATGGCTGATCCAAACAACCGACATTCAGTCGCAACAGTTTCGTGTTATCAGCGTTGCTGAAAACGGTGACGGGGTTTTTGGCGTATCCGCTCTCAAATACAACGAGAGCATTTACAACGCAGTAGAGCAGGACCTTGACTTAACTCAGCGCGACATTAGCAACCTCACTGAGCCACCACCGGCTGTAAGCAACTTGTCTGCGACTGAATTTTTGTACGAAGAAGGCGGATCGGTCAGGACAGGCGTGGATCTTAACTGGGCAAGTCCCTTGAATGTAGCTGATTTTGTTGTTCGTTATCGCTTGAATGACAATAACTTTGAGCGGATTACAACTGAGTCGCCTTCAACGCAGGTCAAGGGTTTAAAGTCTGGAACGTTAGAAGTTCAAATTACGCCTCGCAGCCTTATTGGCAAAACTGGTCCAATTACTCGTCAAACATTTGCGTTGCAAGGCAAGACGGAGCCGCCAAGCGATGTTCAAAACTTGTCGGTTGAGACGATCAATGCCAACAGCGCAAGATTGCGTTGGGATCAAGCTGTTGACCTTGATGTAAAAGTTGGTGGCCGTGTAATCATTCGACACAGCAGCCTTACGGGTGGAACGGCAACTTGGCCAAACTCTGTCAACTTGATTCCTGCTGTTGCGGGTAACTCAACTGAAGCGATTATCCCGTTGGTTGAAGGCGAGATTCTTGTCAAGTTTGAAGACGACTTAGGCAAGCGTTCTATTAACGCCACCAGTGTCTTGGTTGATTTTCCCGATACGTTGGGACGCCTGCTAGTACAGGAGCAGCGTGAAGATCAGGGCATAGCCCCATTTTCAGGCACAAGAACAGATGTTTTCTACAGCAGCGCGTTTGATGGCTTAGTCCTTGATAGTGATGCTGATTTCGATAGCGAGGCAAGCGTTGACGATATTTCAGACATTGATGGAATGGGACTTATTGTCCCATCAGGCGAATATGAATTTGCAAGCACTTTGGATTTAGGCGGCGTGTTTTCGCTAGACCTTACTCGACGTTTTGTAACAAGAGCGTTTTTCCCTAGCGGCACCATTGATCAGCGACAAGCAAATATTGATAGCTGGAACGACTTTGACGGAGCAGGTGCTGACGCAGTAAACGCAAAGCTTTATGTGCGTAAAACCAATGATGACCCATCTGGATCGCCTACTTATAGTGTCTGGCAACCGTTTGTAAGCGGAACTTTTATCGCGAGAGCATTCCAGTTCAAAGCAGAGCTGACCAGTGATGACGTGTCACAGAGCATTGTCGTTGACGAGCTTGGCTATCTAGCTACGTTCCAGCGCAGGCAAGAAAACAGCAACAGTGCGATTGCTTCAGGCGTTGCCACCAAGTCAGTCACTTTCGACAAAGCATTTTTTACTGGCACTGCAGCACTTGGTGGGACGAATGCGTATTTGCCCAGTGTTGGGGTGACAGTTCAGGATCTTGGCGCTGGAGAGCGGGTGAACATCAGCAGTGTTTCTGGCACCGGCTTTGACCTTGACGTTCTAGATTCAGGCGGCAGCAACGTCAGTCGCAATTTCACCTACAGCGCAGTTGGCTATGGCAAGAAGCAGTAGACTAGGCGCATGTTCTCCAAAGCGGGCTGAGTAATGGCCATTCATGATTATGTAATCGCGAATGGGTCTGGAGCGGCAGTCCGTTCGGATTTGAACAATGCCCTTGCGGCAATCGTCAGCAATAACAGCAGTAGCACTGAGCCTTCAACCACTTATGCATATCAGTGGTGGGCTGACACTAACAACAACGTCCTGAAGATCAGGAACGCTGCCAACAACGGCTGGATCACGCTCCGTGAGCTTGACGGCACGATGGTGATAGAGGACGGCACTGCTGCCGCTCCTGGTCTGGCATTTACTGATGACGTAGACACTGGCCTGTTCCGCCCTGCAGCAAATCAACTGGGGATTGCCACCAGTGGTGTTGAGCGAGTTGAGTTTGGAGCGACTGAAGTTGTCTTTAACGACGGTGGTGCTGACGTTGATTTCCGCGTTGAGGGTGACACTGAAGCCAGCCTATTAAAAGTTGATGCAGGCAACGACCGCATTGGTATTGCTGAGTCTGCCCCTGGAACGCTTGTTGAGATTGGCAGCACAGCGCCTTACGTCACGCTCAAGAACAGCACAGAGGAAGACGCTGATGGTGGCCGTGAAAGCCGCCTGATATTTGAAGGTGAGCAGTCTGGCGGTGAAATCTCAACGCTTGCGCAGATTGAAGTTTCACACGATGGAACGGCTGATGATGAGCAGGGCAAGCTTGTTGTCAGCACCAACGATGGATCTGACGGTGCGTCACCAACTGCAGCTCTGACGATTAGCGCAGATCAGACTGTTGCTGTCGAAGACAATTTGACGGTCAACGGCAACCAATATCCGACTGCTGGTGCGTTAAGCCACAGAAATCTTGTAATCAATGGAGCGCAGACTGTATCGCAGCGGGGAAGTAGTTTTTCATTCGCGCATGATGGAACAACCAGTAGCTACACACTTGACAGAATGTCATTCGTGACATCAGGCACGGATTCTTTTGATGGCACAGTTTCACAATCTACTGATGCGCCTAGCGGCTTTGCGAAAAGCTGGAAGCTGACCACAGGGACCGCAGAGGCAAGTATTGACGCTGACGATCTTGTTTACGTTCAAACGATTTTAGAGGCGCAAGATCTTCAGTTACTTAATTATGGGGCTTCTGGTGCAAAAACAATCACATTGTCTTTCTACGTTAAGTCCTCTGTATCTGGAACGTTTGGCGTTGGCATTTATCAGGCTGACGCCATTCGGAATAGAACGGCCACTTACACAATCAATGCGACTGACACCTGGGAGCGCAAAACAATAACTTTTACAGGCGATACCTCAGGAACCATCAATGACGACAATGGTGCTGGTTTCCAAATTGCTTGGAATTTGGCCTCAGGGTCTAACTGGGATTCAGGTAATTCAACCGCTTGGGGCGCTTATGTTAACAACCGCTGGGCGTTTGGTCATGCCCAAGACGGTGTGATTACAACAGCTAGCGCGACTTGGCAAATCACTGGTATTCAATTAGAACTTGGCGAGAAGGCGACACCGTTTGAGCACAGAAGCTATGCCAATGAGCTTGAAAGGTGCCAACGATATTTTGTGAGATTCCAAGGCGGTTCAGGCTCTATTGATTTTGCTCCAATCGGCTCAGGTACTTGTACTGGATTGACCGAAGCAATTATTTACATTCCCACTACCGTCACATTAAGGGCAAATCCTTCATTTAGTTTTAGTGGAACAGTTTCAGTGCATGACGGGAGTGAAGTAGAAACAGTCACAGCCATAGGTATAGACTACGCGGCATCAGCCGCTGGAACTTGGCTTACAATAACCACCACATCTGGCTTGACTTTAGGCAGAGGCGTGTTTATGTATACCCAAAACGCCACAAGCAATCACTTTAGCGTAAACGCGGAGCTTTGATCCATGGCTTACCAGATTATCAATTCTGTCAACGTTGCAGGGCAAGCGGTAGAAACAATTCACCGTATTGCTGACAACACCTACATCCCCGTAGATCCCTCAAACAGGGATTACCAGCAGTATCTTGAATGGCTTGCAGAAGGCAACACGATTCAACCTGCCGAGTGATGCAACGTCCTGACCCTGGTAATTGATTTGGTTAGTCGCTGCAGCTTCCGATAGACTTAGTCGAGGAGGTGCGTTATGGCTGTCGCTCCAGGTACTTACAACTTCACGCTGCAGCGTCGGGCGGACTATTCGCTTGACCTGCAGTTCAAAGACAGCAGTGATGCGGTAATTGACTTAACGGGCTTTACTGCTTACGCGCAAGCGTGGGACAAGGCGCGGTCAACCAAGTACGCGGATTTTGCTGTTGCATATACCGACCGCTCCAACGGGCAAATCACTATCAGCCTTACCGACACGCAGACTGCAACTTTCCCGGACGAGCTTCACTACGACGTAATGCTTGAAAACGGCAGCGGCAACAGGGACTATTACCTGGAGGGCGTCATTTTTGTCTCTCAGGGGTATACGTCACCATGACCACGGTCAACGTCACAACTGCTGAGAACAAGGTCCTCGTCACCACACCTGATGGGACGACCGTTGTTCAGACACCTGTCACAACGACTGTCACAGCCACAACTGCTGGTCCTCAAGGGCCTAAAGGTGACACGGGAGATGCCGGGCTTGTTCTTGATTCGTCGTCTAAAGTGGAGGGAAGCGTTATTTATTACGACGCAACTGCTAACACGTTCCGGGCTGATACAACCTGGACGACTGACACACTTGCCGACGGGGGCAATTTCTGACCATGGCTAACACTCTTCGGATTAAGCGTCGGGCGTCGGGTAGCACTGGAGCGCCTTCTTCTCTTGAGAATGCCGAGTTAGCTTTCAATGAAGCGGATGCCGGTGATGGCATTTTGTATTACGGCAAAGGCACTGGAGGTGCCGGGGGTAGCGCCTCAAGCATTATTGCTATTGGCGGGGATGGTGCGTTTGTCAGCCTGTCCGGGAACCAAACAGTAAGCGGCAATAAGACCTTTACTGGCACGGTTGTTCTGCCAACGCTTTCATCGCTGGCCACATCGGGAAATGTTGTTGTTGGCGGCAACTTAACCGTTAATGGCACGACGACTGAAATTTCTTCAAGTGTTTTAAACGTCGAAGATAAAAACATTGAGCTTGGAAAGGTTGATACGCCGACTGATTCGACAGCAGACGGGGGAGGTTTAACCCTCAAGGGAGCTACGGATCACACAATCCTTTGGACCAACAGCACTGATAGTTGGGACTTTTCTGAGCACGTAAATCTTGCCTCTGGCAAAGAGTTCAAGATCAATGGCACTAGCGTTCTTAGCGGTAGCACTCTTGGTTCTGGTGTTACTGGCTCCAGCCTTACTTCTGTTGGCACGCTGACTTCTGGAACGTGGTCTGCGTCCACAATCGTCAGCAGCAAGGGTGGGACAGGCCAAACCAGCTATAGCAATGGTCAGCTGTTAATCGGTAACTCAAGCGGTTCGCTTTCCAAAGCAACCTTGACCGCTGGAAGCAACGTGACCATCACCAATTCTTCTGGTGGGATCACAATCGCATCGTCTGGCGCACCATCGGCCGGTGATGGTATTGCGGTAAGCGGAAGCACCGTAAGCGTTGACCGAAAAGCTAATGGCGGCCTTGTTATTGAGTCTGCTGAGCTTGCTGTTGACCTTGGCGCGTCAAACATTACAGGCACGCTTGCGGTTAGCAACGGCGGAACAGGCTCTACAACCTCCTCTGACGCACGAACGGCACTAGGCCTGGCAATAGGCAGCGACATTCTCGCCTACAGCTCAAAGCTTGATGCGATTTCTGGCCTTGGCGTTACCGACGGCAACATCATTGTTGGTAACGGCAGCACATTTGTTGCTGAAAACGGTTCAACCGCCAGGGCATCTCTGGGGCTCGGAATCGGCACAAATGTCCAGGCATATGATGCCCAGCTAGACACTTTTGCAGGAGCCAGCAGCGCAACTGCGACTGCTTTGGTTGCATTGACTTCAACAGAGGTCGGCATTCTTGATGGCGCAACTGTTACTACTGCCGAGCTGAATGTTCTTGACGGCGTAACCGCAACCGCCACAGAGATCAACAAGCTTGATGGGGTAACTGCTAGCACTTCCGAGATCAACAAGCTTGACGGGTTAAACGCATCAACCTCAGAGCTGAACATTGTTGACGGCAGCACTTCTGCGACCTCTACGACCTTGGCGACAGCAGATCGCATGGTTGTTAATGACGCTGGAACGATGGTTCAAGTTGCACTGAGCGATCTTGTGACCTTCCTCAAAAACGGATCTGTAAGCAATTTCGAACTCGATGGAGGTTCGTTCTAAAACCAATGGCAAATACAATCAAGCACAAGCGCGGGACATCCGATCCTGGAGCGTCAGATCTTGCCGTAGGCGAACTCGCCATCAATACAAGCGATGGCGGTGTTTTTACTAAAACTGATGGTGGGTCAGTCGTTGAGGTTGGGGGCAGTAGCGGGCTTGTCGATAACAGCACTGACTTCGACAGCCTAGGTGTTGGAGCTAATGCGCTTGACTCTGAAACTTCTGGCACTGGCAATACTGGAATTGGGAAATCGGCTTTAACGGCCCTTACAGAAGGCACCTCTAATGTTGGGCTCGGAGATAGGGCCGGCGAGTCTCTCACCACAGGAGTTAGAAACACTTTCCTTGGCGCTCTTTCTGGAGGCGATATTGTATCTTGCGACGACAATGTCTTCGTAGGGTATGTTTCTGGCGCTTACAATACTGATGGCAAGAATACAGCTATTGGCTCATTATCTTTTGCTGGCAGTGGCTCCGCGAGCTACAATGTTGCGGTCGGTTACAAGGCTTTAAATTCAGCAACTAACGGCTTAGCCAATACAGCGACTGGCGCATTTGCTCTCGAAGATCTCACAACTGGTTCATTCAATGTAGCGTGTGGCTATAGAGCAGGCAAAGATATAACTGTAGCAAGCGGCAACACAGTTGTTGGGTATGCGGCGGGAAGTGCATTGTATGGAAGCACTGGATTTACATTAACATCTGCGCGGAACACTTTAATAGGTTATCAGGCTGGCAGCAATATCACCGCTGGTTATGGCAACATAGTGATTGGATATAACACAGCTGCTTCTTCTAGTAATGCGTACTACGAAATCACTTTAGGCAGCGGCGACATAGAGACCTTTCGCGTGCCAGGTGTTGATTTAGAGGCAACTTCAGGCGTTTTCAGTGTTAAAAATGACGGCACAAGATCACAAGTTCGATTGTATTGCGAGTCAAGCAATGCTCACTACGCAGCATTAAGAGCGCCTGCACATGCTGATTTTTCAGGCAACCTTACCTTCACGCTTCCAAGCGGGTACGGATCGTCTGGGCAGTTTTTGCAAACAGACGGCTCAGGTGGAACGACTTGGGCAACACCGTCAGGTGGCGGAGGCGGCGGAGGCATCTCTGACGGCGACAAGGGCGACATCACCGTTTCAAACAGCGGCGCAACTTTCACGATTGACAATGATGTTGTCACTGCAGCCAAACTTGCTGACACTGCTGTAACGGCAGGGAGTTACACATCTGCTG